ATCGTACCAGTGGTTAATTAATCTATCTCGTTGTCTAGCAATTTGATTGCCTTGACTACGAATTGTAGATACAAATTTGATTCCTGATTGGAGTAACACATCGGTTACCCCAAGCATGAATAATCCGTCTACATTTCCGTTATCACACCAGGCTAGAGATACGGTTTCCTGTTTTTGTCCCATTTACTATTTTCCCTGTCTTTATGTCCTTATAGAGTTTAACGGTTCCGTCTTTCCTCATTATGGCAATCATACCATTTTTGATTAAAGACTTGTTAAAACCATCGTGTCTCTTTTTCTGCCCCGATGACATTACTTCTTTTTCTTAGGTGTTTTATTGATGTATTTGCCACCCTTAAGTTCATCAGAACGAGTACCCTTTTTGCCAGTAACTGACTGAAGTGCTTCTTTATACTGACGACGTGCATTCCAATTAGCGCGAGTAGCATTATCTACAAGAGTCTGTAATTGACTTGACCCAGGTTGAGCACCTTGACCTCTTTGGAAATTAGCCTTTAGGCCAGTTGCCACAGCAGTAGGTACATCACGAACTTCTCTAGCAACTATGCCAACACGTCCAGCAACAGATGATAGGAAATTTGGATTCTGACGAGACTTGTCATCTCCAGATGAACGAGGTTTATTCATTTACTTACCCTTTCCTACCCCTGAGACTTTTTTAAGCCTAGGATTGGCCTTTACGGCCTTTTTAGAGGCCTTCCTGGCCCCTGCTGCAACAATGGCTCCAGCACGTTCCATGGAGATTCCCTGCTTAGCAGCGATCTTCTTTTGGACTGCCTTAAATCCTGGGTGCTTCTTGGACTTCATTACTTCTTCTTGCCCATCTTCTTCATACCCTTTTTCATCTCCATAGCCTTCTCAGCCTTGGATTCCATTCTCTCGCCCTTGGCATAGGCCTTAGCAGCCTTCTTACCTTTAGCGGTATATGGGAATTTTTTTCCATTTACTTTTGGCATTAGATTATTCCTCTTCCTGGTTCGTCGGCTTTAAACGCTTTGCCGAAGTGATTTGATGCAGCAACTGCTGCCTTGATATCTTTCATCTGAGTGGAAGCAGGTTGAATACCTTGTGCTCTTGCATCACGGTAAGCCTGTAATTCCCCATCCCACTTCTTAGTTGACATCGAGGTGCGTGTTGAAGCCTCACCAGGATTCAATTGTAAAGCGGAAATCTTGCAACCAAAACATCCTTCAACTTCTACTGGATGTGTTCTTTGTCTATGTAGTGACATTGTTCCCCTGTTATTCAGTTATTACAGTATACCCTGCTGCTTCCAAACTCGCCTTTTCAGCAGCGGTAACTTCGTATTTATGACCACCTAAATAATAAACTTCAGCATTTTGTAACTCTTCAATGTATGGATATCTAGCCTGACGATATACACCATTTTCTTTGATGACTGTTATTCCACGAGTCAACTTATAGCGTATGTGTAATCTGTTGTATCCCGCAGGACCTTCTTCAACAGTTGGTGGTAAAAAGTAAAATGCCATTTCTCTCCTTAATAATTTTACAGATAGGGCTAAAGTTTCCCTTAGCCCCACCTATCTAATTATTTAGACTAGGCTGCTGGTCGTACAGACGATGCTGTCTGAATACGATATAGTGCCTCTGAACGGTATAGGTTCCATCCAAGTACGCCGTACCATCCGATTGGACGTAGACGCATTAACTTGTCTGTAACTGGACCGATAACTGTGTGTGGCTCTTCAGCAACAGCCTCAGCAAGTGCCTGTTGACCCATTACAAATGTGTCGTAGACGCGAGTTTGAGTTGTTCCTGATCCTGAACCAGCCTGTGAGTTAGGTAGACGTGGAGACTCGATGAAAGCAACGCCTTCAAAAGTTCCGATCTCACCTGCGTAGATACCTGATGGATCTACATACTCGTGTGGCTGACGCCATGAAGCAGTTCCAGTCTCAGCACGAAGATCGTGTGAAACTTCTGGGTGGATGTATGAAGCAAATAGGTTTCCACGACGTGGAACTACGTTTGCTGCACGCATCTTCGCTACTACGTAGCGGATATCTTTCGCCTTGATAGTATCAGTTGCAGATACACCAGTTACAGCAGCAGTTGAAATTGCTCCTGCGATTTCACGGATAACTTGAGTTCCACCAGCAAGAACTGATCGAACAATTGTATCCAAGGAATCATTCATGTTGTATGCAATGATGTTAGCAAGTGCTGGCTCTACATCAGCAAGGCTGAATAGGTCCAACTTGCGAGTTGAAATGATTGAGTTACCGTACTCGTTTAGAGTAACAGCAACAGTTGTTGTAGCAGGTACTGCTACTGCATCTGGATCAACTGTCTCAGTTAGGGCAGTTGTAGCAACAGCCAAGTCTGAGTATAATTGAAACAGTACGCTTGAACCAGCATGTGTTTGTGATACAGGCTTCTTATCAGCCACAGCACGGAATGACGGTGTTGAACGAAGAGCGAACTCTACGAGACGGTCATACGCCTGGGTTACAAGATTAGCACCGACCACTGAGCCTGATTGCCCTGCAGGCAACGCGGCTGAGGTATATAGATTTGCCACTTGGGTAAATCCTTTCGGTTAGTTTGAAATTACTACGATTGTGAACCGTAGATTAGGTTTAGAATGTCATCAGCAGATTGTGCAGACTGAATTTTTATACTCATATCTTCTGCCTTGTCGGGGGATAAAGCCCCAGTTGTAACATTATCCATTTGTCGCAGAGATGCGACATCCCTAGAATCTATTTCTTTTTTAGGTTCAACTTGAATACCGAATATATCAGCATTCTGTTCTAACCATCCTGAAATTGCTTCTTCAGAAGCATCTAGGTCATTTGGTATGAAAGCGGCAACTTTTGGGTTTACGCCACGGGATGCAAATACATCCTTCAAAACCCGCTCTCTTTGGGACTTGGTAAGTTCTCCTAAGGAGGACTCCAGATCCTTGTTTCTCTTTTGCTCCACCTTTAAGGCTTTGCGTAGTTTCTTTACAAGGTCTGTATCAGAATCAAATGTTGTCATATCGACATCATCCTCTTCATCAAGTTCGTCCAAGTAGTTATCGCGGTTGTTGCTCATAGCAACCTCTCCCTTTTCTTAGTAGTTGGCGTACGCCTCAATATGGATAGGGGCATTCATATTGGCTCGTACTATCGGTCTAATACGCCGCATGGGGCCGATGGGTCCATGTCGGGATTCTAGTTAAATAAGTCCTGAAGTGCTTCCAGTACTTAGGCTTTGAGAAGTTGTTCCTGGTCCAGCCTGGAAACTTCTAGCAGCCAATTCAGCAAGTCTCTTGCGTCGTTCTGACTCAAGTCCTTTAAATGCTTCTGCTTCAAGTTCTGCTTGAATAGTCTGTTTAGTAGCAGCATCTGCACGCTCATAGATACCTGAGTACTTAGTTTCAGGTTCTAATGTTCCAGCAATACTTTCGTATCCTTTAGATGCTAAACCAGTTACTTGTGCTTCAGATAATCCTTGTGAAGTTAATGCGGCACCATATTGCTCAGCAGTTGCTTTGTTAAATTCAACACCAGCATTGGCTCTACGAACTGCCTCTATTGCAAAGGCTGCTGTATTGATATTCTGCTGCATCTTCTCGGTGCCAACATTTGGATCTAAATAAAAGTCTGTTAAATCTTGAGCACTATTGATAAAGTTAAGTTTTTGTAAAGTGCCAACGATTGCAGGATCTGCAGATATAGCCTTTAGGCGAGCAGTATTAGCAAGCATATCTAGGTCAGCAACGCTACGCTTATTCTTTAAATACTTTTGGATATAATCTTGACTAACAAATTTATCACTAATTGCATATTTATCTCTTACGCCTTTGTATCCCTCAACAGTATTAAATAGATCAGATGCACTATACTTAGCATTGTCTGCTAGAGCATCATTGTAAAAACCATAAGATGAATAGAATGGGGAAGTTAATACAGTTCCCTTTTTGGTAGTATAACTTTTAGTATTTAGATAAATGTCAATAGCAGAATCTTCATCTATGCCATCTTTTATCAACTCAGTTAAGAATGTAACTGAACTATCTACTAGGCTAGAAGGAAATCCTTTAGCAAGTAACATAGCCTTAATAACTTGTACATCAGTAGTACCTACTACAGTCTCTTCTTCTTGACCATAAGTAGGATTTGGTTCAAAGCCAGGAGTTCCATCGCTATAAACTAAATCCCAACCAATTAACTTACCTTTTGAATCATATTTTGGTGTACGACTAAATACTGTTTTTCCTGCAGTTTCAGTTTTTGTAGGTTCATAACCAGTTGCAGTTCGAGTTGTTCCAGTTGGAATCGGTCCAACAAATTTGCCAGTAGGTGCTGCTGGTCCAAATGCATTAGGTATTGCTTTTCCAGTAGATTTCACTGGAGTCTTTGTAGTTACAACAGGTGCAGGTTTTGCTGCTGCTGCAATAGATGCAGGACTACCATAAAGATTAATAGTTTGTG